TATTGAGATGCTTGCTTATGCTCTTGCTGTAGAAGAACGTGGTGAAGATGGTGGTATGAATCCTGTGTCTGCTTATGCTAGAGCTAAGAATGCCCTTGATGATGCTATTGCACTAGATGCAATTAAGCACCCAGAGGAGACATTGTTCTATGAAGTCTAAGACAGTATTGGTAGAAAACCTAGCTACAAGCTGGGCTACTATTTATACAGTACCTGCAAACACAAGAGCAAAGTGGGTATTAGCTTTTGTTAGTAATGGCACAGGATCAACTATTAGTGATGTTGGTATTCGTATTGTTAATGACGATACTATTACTGTTCTTGGTGCTAAGTCTCTTGGCTCTGGTGATTACATTCAGTTTGGACAGGCTGGTATTTATGTCATGCTTGAACCTGGTTATACCATTGAGGCACAAGCTGATACTACAGGGGTGTCCTGTATTTTGACACTTGAAGAAACGAGCTTTGTAGTGAGTACGTCCTAATGGCAAAAGAACTAATTACATCATCGTTAGTAGCACCAGCATTCTTAGGTTTGAATACCCAAGAGTCCAGTGTTGCTAATGATCCTAGTTTTGCTCTTGAGGCAGACAACTGTGTTATTGATGAGTTTGGTAGGCTTGGTGCAAGAGAAGGTTGGTTCTATCGTACTACTACAGGTGGTACAGGTGTAAACCTAAAAGGAATACATACGTTTTTAGATGTTCTTGGAATAAATACTTTTCTTTCTTGGTCTGAAGATACCTTTTATAAAGGCTTTACAACACTATCAACAATCACACCAACTACTACTGATACTATATCAGATGGTAACTGGCAAGCCGTTACACTAAACGATAGAGCATACTTTTTTCAGCGTGGTTATAAGCCACTGTACTATACTAACGAAACAACGGCTGATGAATTTAAGAGCATAGATCAACATGCAGACTACAATGGTACAGCACCAAATGCTGATATTGTACTGTCTGCTTATGGTCGTTTGTGGGCTGCTGATACTACAACAAACAAAACAACGATCTACTTTTCTGACTTGTTAAATGGTGTTAAGTGGGGAAGTGGTAGTGCTGGTACTTTAAACATTACTGGTGTGCTGTCTAAAGGTGCAGACGTTATTACTGGTCTTGCTGCACACAATGGTTTTTTGATTGTATTCTGTTCAGATCATATTATTATCTTTGAGGATAACGATTCCTTTCAAGGTAGCTTTGATGTAAACACACTAAGACTTGTTGAGGTTCTTGAGGGTGTTGGTTGTATTGACAAGAACACAATTCAAAACATTGGAACTGATGTAGTCTTTTTGTCTGCAACAGGCTTAAGAAGTATTGGTCGTACTGTTCAAGAAAAGTCCAGTCCAATTGGAGATTTGTCTAAAAACATTAGGAATACTTTTGTTGAGTCTATAAACAGGGAAGAAGACAAGACTTTAATTCGTTCTTGTTTCTTTCCAGAACAGGCTTTTTATTTGTTGTATTTGCCTAGTGCTAATATCGTTTATTGTTTTGATACAAAAAACAAACTAGAAGACCAGTCACTTCGTGTAACTACCTGGAGTGGAATAGATCATAGTGGTTTTCTGTATGATAAAACAAATAATAAGATGTACTTTTCACAAGTAGACGGAATTGCTGAGTATGGTTTGTACACAGATAATGGTAGCTCTTATAGGATGAGGTACTTTACAAACCACTTTGATTTTAATGCACCGAACGCAAATAAGATTATTAAGAGAGCTGCTGTTACAGCTATTGGTTCTTCTGCACAACCATTTGTATTAAAGATTGGTTACGACTACACAACTAATTATTTTAGCTTTCCTTTTGTACTAAAAGAGTTTGTTATTTCAGAGTATGGAGTAGCTGAGTATGGATCAAATGCTGATACAATTGCTGAGTATAATTCTGGTATTGCGTTGGATCGTGTGGATTATTCTGTTTCAGGGAATGGTTCCATTGTGCAGTTGGGTATTGAAACAGTAATTGATGGCGCACAACTAAGTGTACAGAAACTAGACGTTTATGCTAAAACAGGTAGGACTATTTAATGAGTAACTATTCAAAAACAACAGACTTTGCATCAAAGGATGCCTTGGCTACTGGTAATGCTAATAAGATTGTCAAGGGTACAGAGATTGACGATGAGTTTAGTGCAATACAAACAGCCATTGCAACTAAAGCAAACACACTTAGTCCAACGCTTACTGGCACCCCATTAGCACCGACCGCTGCTTCTGGAACAAGCACAACACAGATTGCTACCACTGCTTATGTAGCAGCAGCAATTGCTTCTGAAATTGCTTCTGCAAAAGATGCTTTGCTTCCAGTAGGTAGTATTTATACACAAGCAGGTGTAGCAACTAACCCAGCTACATTACTAGGGTTTGGTACATGGGAAGAATATGGTGCTGGTAAAGCAATCATTGGTGTTGATGCAAGTAATACTTTGTTTGATACTTTAGGTGAAACAGGTGGTGTAGCAGATATTACTATTTCTGGTACTACAGATTCACACACTTTGACACTAGCTCAAATACCAGCACACGACCATAATAATACTGGTACATACGATACTGGTGGTGGTGCA